GTAATATGGTCCCAGGCACTTAAACCGGCGGATAAAACCGTCCTGTATGTATTCGGACTTGCACGATGACAACCCAAGAAGCAATTGACGCAATGTGCAAGGTGTTCCTGGACGTCTGGGGCACTGACAATCCTATTGTGTGGTCAGACTTTACAACGCGCCCACCAACCGACAACATTCCGTGGGCACGAGTAATCCTGCGGCATACAGATGGACGACAATCCAGTCTTGCAGGGGCGCTCTCCACCCAACACTACGACAGTTCGGGTGTTCTTACGGTACAAATTTTTACACCTATCGGTCGCGGTCAGACCGAGTGTTACGATTTAGCGACCAAGGTGCGAAACGCATTTCAGGACGCTAGGTTGGACGTATGGTTCCGCAACGTGCGTCTTAACGAGAGAGGGGTAAGCGGAAGTTTCAACCAAATCGATGCCCGAATGGACTTTATTTACGACGAAGTGAGGTAGTGAAATGGCAAACAAGATTGACAGTAACATTACAGGGCTTCGCTTCGCTGAAGAAGTGTCGCTCAAAACTCTTCCGGGTTCGCCGGTCTGGTATCCGCTTGAGCCGAACAGCTATTCGGACTTTGGCGGTCAAATCAAGACGGTTGCCCGTAACCCAATCAACACGACGCGCCAGCGCAAGAAGGGTGTGACAACTGACCTGGATGCGTCCGGTGGTTTTGCACAAGACTTGACGCTTACCAATATGACCCGCTTGATGCAGGCATTTATGTTTGCTGACTGGCGTGAAAAGAAGCGTACCGACGGCATCAATGCAACAGCTGACACAATTAGCGGCATTGTTAGTGGTACAAAGACATTCACGCTGTCCGGTAACGGTGTTGGTTTCAAAGCGGGGCACCTGATCCTCGGTACGGACTTCACCTCCGCCGGTAACAACACGGTCTTCACCGTATCTGCGGATGCAACTGCCACTTCGCTGGTAACTGTCGAATCCCCCGTTACGGAAACCCCGACCGCTGCTGCGGCTCTGAAGGTTGTGGGCTTCCAGTTCCCGTCGGCGGACGTGCAAATTGTGATGAACGGTAACTTGGTTCGTCTTCAATCTGCGGCAACAAACTTCACCACTTTGGATCTTGTTGCTGGTGAATGGGTTTATCTCGGCGGCGACGTTGCTGCAACCACATTTGCTACGAACAAGGGCTTTGCGCGTATTAGCGTGATTGCTGCAACGTACCTTGAATTTGACAAGATTGGTTGGACGGGCGCTGTTGCTGAACCGGGCACGGGCAAAACCATCCGCATCTTCTTCGGTAATGTTCTGCGCAACGAATCGACCGCTGCACTTATCAAGCGTCGTACGTTGCAAATTGAACGTACCTTGGGTGATGATGGTGGCGGTATCCAATCCGAGTATCTTGTTGGTGCAGTTGCGAACGAATTCACCATGAACGTTCCGCAAGCTGACAAAATTACAACGGATTTGACTTTCGTTGCTGTTGATAACGAACAACGTACCGGGGCGACTGGTGTTAAGAGTGGTACTCGCCCGACGCTGGTTAGCGGTTCTGCGTTCAACACTTCGTCCGACATGACCCGAATCAAGCTTGCGCTTGTGTCCGCAACCGATCCGGCGCCAACTCCGTTGTTTGCCTTTGCCACCGAAATGAAACTTTCGATTAAGAACAACGTAAGCCCGAATAAGGCTGTTGGCGTTCTTGGTGCCTTTGATACGTCTGTGGGCACTTTCGAAGTCGGTGGTTCGCTGACTGCGTACTTTGCGTCGGTTCAAGCAGCTCAAGCTGTTCGCAATAACAGCGACGTGACGCTTGATATTATTATGCAAAAGAAGAACAATGCAATTGTCATTGACCTTCCGCTGCTGTCGCTTGGTGATGGTCGCTTGGCTGTAGAGCAAGATAAACCAATCACGATCCCGCTTGAAACAAATGCAGCGGAATCGAAGTTTGGAAACACCCTCCTATTCCAACAGTTCCTTTACTTGCCTGATGTAGCTGGCGGGGTATAAACTCCAATCTGCTTCGTCCAAATGGGAGCTCATGCTCCCATTTTTAATAACCGTTCATTTAACCACAATACAGGAGTTATCATGAGCCTTTACGCACAGTTCAAAACCGACAAGAACGTTGAGAAGACCGGCATCATTTTGGAATACGGTTTCAACTCGAAAAAGCAACCGATCCAAATTCGCATTGCTCGCGCCGGTGGTGCTAATGAGCACTATAGCAAACTGCTTGAAGCAAAAATCAAGCCGTACCGTCGCCAGATTCAAAACGAAACTCTGGACAATGCTATTGCGGAAAAGATCACCAAAGAGGTGTATGCACAATCCGTGATCCTTGGTTGGGAAAACGTGGAAGACGAAAAAGGTAACCCGATGGAGTTCAATGTGGATAATTGCGTGAAGCTTTTGACCGACCTCCCCGATTTGTGGTCGGATATCCAAGCACAATCCACTCGCGCTGCTTTGTTCCGCGCCGACATCCTGGAAGCTGACGCAAAAAACTAAAGGACGTCCTGCTCTATGCCTTGGAACAAGGGCCTACTGAAAAGCTGATTATTCAGCAATGTTGCCAGCAACGAATGCCGTTGCCTGAGCGAATTCAGAATGCACCAGACTTGTTCCTTGGCTTAGATTTGTTCTACATGGCGTTTATGAATTTATCGTCGTGTAGGTCGCAGGGCGGTTACGGAAGTGAAGGGCCAATTGGATGGTTGCAGATTAACGAATATTGTTTTGTCCATGGTATAATCGGGGAACAACGCGACGATCTGTTTTATCACGTTCAACGTTTAGACCAGGCTTATTTGGAGTACAAGACTAAAAAGCTGGAATCCCAATCGTCCAAGTAACTTAGAGGCGCCGATGGCTACACTCAGAACACTAGCTGATAAGATGCGTAAAGCGTCTGTCTCCGTTGAAAGAAACGCAGATAAGCTAGTTAAAGATGTTGCTATCGGCGTTCTTACATCTGTAGTTCGCGATACGCCTGTTGATACTGGCCAAGCTAAGTCAAACTGGCAAGTTGCAATGATGAAACCAGCAAGCGGTACGCGAGCGGCGTATGTGCCTGGTGAAAAGGGTTCAACGTCGTTGGATAATACTATTGCAGCTATTGAGATGGGTCAAGCTAAAATAGAAAATGAGTATATAAGCGGTTCCGAAATTCATATAACCAATAATCTTGAATATATTACGGATTTGAACGATGGTGCATCTAGCCAGGCGCCTCCGGGATATGTTCAAGAAGCTGTTTTAGAAGCACTTGGTAAAATTCAAGTTGCAGGGTTTAGCATTTTGCATGATATTGAGGTTTGATAATGAGCGACAATATTGACATCCGAATACGGGAAGATGGTTCGCGAGTAGTTTCACGATCCCTTGATGAGCTTGCTGCAAAAGCAGACAAGGCTGGAGCTGCTGTTGAAACCATGAACAAACGAATTAAATCCAGTTCGGGTAATAGTACTGCTCTTACCAAGCTTCAAAATTTGATCAAGCTTGCAGAAAGCTACGGGGCTGGAATGGTTCGCAACCTCAAAGCACAAGAGGAAGCTGAACTGAAGTCGTCAGCTGACCGTTTAAAGCTATCTAGTCAGATTATCGCTACCAAGATGAAAGCGGAATCAGAATATACCGCTTGGTGGTCTGCTGAACTTGCAAAACGTGATTCCGCACAAGCTGCGTCCGCTTTACGAAATGCGGAGCAGCATTCGAAAATGCAAGCTTTTAACCCTTCGCGTCTAAACAGCATGATTGCTCCTGCACAAGGTACAAGCGAGCTGTCTAAGTTTTACGCTGCACAATCTTCTGGAAACATTGGCGGGAAAACCGCCTTGCAAACTGCGGAAGTTCAAGCCATGCAACGTCAAATGGCTATGATGCAGCTATTGCTCCCAATGGCAGAGCGTCAAGTTATGCTTGATAATGAAGCGGAAGCTTCTGCAAAGCGTCTGGCAAGTGCTAAGGGTACGCTGAACAATGCCCACAATAACTTGGCACAAAGTTCAAAGAGCTCTGCTGCAAATCAAGAATATTGGAATAAAGCGGCATCAGACGGTCATGCATTTGCTCGCGGTTTGTCCGGTTCGTTAGGTCATCTTTGGATGACATACGGTTCGCTAGTTCCGCTGTTAGCTGGTGCTGCTTTGGGTTCTAGCTTTTTATCAGCTGCCAAGGCTGGTTCGGAACTGCAATATTCGTTGCAGTTTGTCAAGAGCTTGGGCGGTGAAAGTCAGGAAGCAATTGATAAGCTTCGTGCGTCTGCTCTGGAACTAAGCAAAGGGTCACAATACTCGCCGACGGAAATCAGCAACGGCTATCGTATTCTAGCTCAAGCTGGTTTGGATGCTGCTGCGTCCTTGAAGGTTATGCCGGATGTCCTTGCTCTAGCAACAACGGGCGAAATGACAATGGAGCAAGCCGGTCTTGCTCTTGTTGGCGTCATGAACGCTTTCAACTTAACAACAAAGGATTCCGGTCATATTGGCGACGTATTTGCTAAGGCTGCTGCTGTATCGCAAACAAGCGTAAGTCAAATGACGGAAGCAATGAAGACTGCTTCTACAGTTGGGCAACAATATCACCAGTCAATGGAAGGTACTGCTACCGCTCTGGCGCTGCTGGCAAAGGTCAATATCATCGGTACCGCGGCAGGTACGTCGTTCCGAAACATGCTCAAGGAACTTTATACGCCTACGGAAAAGGTTGGCGAAGAGATGAAGAAACTTGGCATCAGGACTGAGGAAGTTGTCATTGACCAGTTTGGCAAATCTACCAAGAAGGTTCGTGACTTTGCTGATGTTGTATATGACCTCAAGAAAAAGATGGAGACTCTTAACGAGCCTTCACAAATGCGCTTGACTCAATTCTTGGGTAATGAGCGAGGTGCCAAAGAACTGGTGGTCATGCTAAACATGAGCCGTGAAGAATGGGATAAGTTTTACAACGAGATTGCAAATAAATCTAAAGGCTTCAACAAAAAAATCCAGGGCGACCTAAATAATGCTGTTCAAGGTCAGTGGAAGATTGCTCTCAACACATTGCAATCCACATTGATTGAGACTTTCAATTCAATGGCTCCGGAATTTATGCAGCTTGCTAAATCGCTGCGTGAAGTATTTGCAAGTGACGAATTTACCTCTGCTGTGCGTAATGTGGTCAGTCTAATCTTGCAGATAACAAACAAGCTAATTGAAAACCTCCCAGTCATTATTGAAGTTGGTAAAGCTTGGCTTGTTCTTAAAGCTGCAATGGTAACAATGGCAGTTGTTGAAGCAGGTATCATGGCTTTTACCACATTGACAAAAGCTATGGCTGGCGCACAACTTGCGATGCAGACTTTTAGTGCGGTTGCTGCTGGTACTGC